TAAAGAAGCCAAAAGATACGAACAAAATTACATTAAACAAAACAGAGCTTTTGGTGAACTAGGTCATCCAGAAGGACCAACAGTCAATCTTGAAAGAGTTTCCCACTTGATTACAGAGTTAAAAGAAGATGGAAACGATTTTAGAGGTCGAGCAAAGATTATGGATACGCCTTATGGAAAAATAGTAAAGAATTTAATCGATGAGGGTGCCCGTTTGGGCGTTTCATCTAGAGGAATGGGCTCCTTAAAGCCTATGGGTCGCAATTGTAGTCAAGTACAAGATGATTTTTATCTTGCAACTGCTGCTGATATTGTTGCCGATCCTTCTGCACCAGCGGCATTTGTCAATGGTATCATGGAAGGTAAAGAATGGATATGGGATAATGGTATTCTAGGTGAACACCAAATTGCCCGAATCGAAAAACAAATTAAACTTTCTCGAAAAAATCTTGAAAAAACACAGATAGATGCTTTCGAAACGTTTATGTCAAGTTTATAAATTTACTAAATAATAACAGTAAATACTATTTTCAATAGATACAGGAGATTTAAATGTCTGAAGAAATTTTGACCCAAGAGTCTGAAGAAAAAACAGAAGAAGAACTTTCTGAAAAGCGGAAAGCAGCTGCTGAACAAGATTCTTCAGACGAAGAAGAAGATGAAGATGAAGAAGAAGTAGAAGAAGGTAAAACCTCTAAAGCCTCAGTTAAAAAAGAAGAAGGTGATGAAGAGGAAGAAGAGCCAGAAGAAGAAGAAGAAGCGGAAGCAGTTACTCCAGTTCCAAAGACCAAGAATGGAATGCTAAAATCCGTTTACGAAAAACTTAATAGTCTGAAAAAAGACCAATTAGCAGCACAGTACGAAACTATTCTTAAAGCTACTGAACTTGTTAAAGAAGAACAAGAAGAAGATGATAAAGAAGAAAAAGTTGAATCAAAACGTACTAAAGCAGCAATTAAAGCTGAAGACCTTAATATCGATGTAAAAGATGATGTTGAGGCACTTGTACAAGGTGAAGATGGACTAACAGAGGAATTCAAAAAGAAAGCCTCGACTATTTTCGAAGCCGCTGTACAAGCAAAAGTTTTAGAAGAAGTTAACAAAAAAGCAGATGAAATTGAAACTCAATTTAAAGAGGATCAAGATAAATCTAGCGAAGACTTCAAAAAAGAAATGACCGAAAAAGTTGACGGTTATTTGACATATGTTGTTGAAGAGTGGATGTCCGAAAATGAACTAGCAATCGACAGAGGAATTCGTACCGAGTTGGTTGAAGATTTCATGTCCGGACTCAGAACACTTTTCACAGAACATTATATCGACATCCCCGAAGAGAAAGTTGATATGGTCGATGACTTATTCACAAAAGTTGAAGATCTAGAAACCTCTTTGGATGAAGAAATTGATCGTGGAGTAGAACTCCAAAAAGAATTGGCTCAGTTCAAAAAAGATGATGCCCTTCGTGATGCTACAAAAGATTTGGCTGATACGGAAACTGAAAAGATTTCCAAATTAGCTGAAGGTATTGAATATGAGAACCAAGAGCAATATACTGAGAAATTGAATGTACTTAAAGAAAGTTATTTTCCTAAATCTGATGCAGTTACCTCAGAAATCACAGAAACGGATGAAACAATTGAAATTTCTGATGAGAAACCGGAAGAAAAACTGAATGAAGACATGAAACATTATACATCAGCGATAAAACGCTACAATACTTAATTTTATAACCTTATAGGAGAAAATATGTACCTAGCTGAAGACCTTCAGAAAAAGTGGGGTCCGGTTCTTAATCATGAAGATCTCCCCCCGATTAAAGACAATTATCGGAGAGCCGTAACGGCAGTTCTTTTGGAAAACCAAGAGAAAGCCATGCGGGAACAATCACATCAAGAAGGTGGAGTGTTTGGGAATATTCAAGAAGCGGCACACGCAAACAAAACAGGTGGAAACATTGATACCGTTGATCCTGTTTTAATTTCGTTGGTTCGTAGAGCCATGCCTAATCTCATCGCTTATGATGTTTGTGGAGTTCAACCGATGACTGGTCCTACCGGACTAATCTTCGCAATGAAATCTCACATCACATCTCAGGCTGGTGTAGAAGCAGCAGACTCAAAAGAAGCCGACACATCCTTTTCTGGTAGTGGAACACATTCCGCTAACAGTAACCCCGCATTTGCTACCATGACAACTGGTACTGGTATCGTAACAGCAACGCAAGAAGCTGATGTGACCATATCCGAAATGGCATTTGCAATCGACAAAGTGACAGTTACAGCCAAGTCACGTGCACTCAAAGCAGAGTACACAATGGAATTGGCACAGGATCTTAAAGCCGTTCATGGTTTGGATGCTGAAACTGAACTTTCGAATATTCTGTCAAGTGAGATCTTGGCTGAAATTAATCGTGAAGTTATGAGAACCATTTATACAAACGCAAAGACTGGTGCAGCACACAATACATCAACAGCCGGTACGTTTGACCTTGATACAGATTCTAATGGCCGATGGTCAGTAGAGAAGTTCAAAGGTTTGATGTTCCAGATTGAGCGTGAAGCTAATGCAATTGCAAAAGACACACGGCGTGGAAAAGGTAATGTCCTTATCACATCGAGTGACGTAGCATCTGCACTAGCAATGGCCGGACAACTTTCCGGACAACCTACTGGAAACGATTTTGATCCAGATGATACTGGTACCACAATGGTTGGAACTTTGAATGGTAGATTTAAAGTCTTTGTTGATCCTTATGCACCTTCCGCTGCAACTAACTATTTCACAGTTGGTTACAAAGGTTCGTCTGCATATGACGCAGGACTTTTCTATTGTCCTTACGTTCCGTTGCAAATGGTTCGTGCAGTTGGTGAGAACTCATTTCAACCGAAAATTGGATTTAAGACTCGTTACGGTCTTGTTTCTAATCCTTTCGCGAATGACACAAGTTCCGCAAATAACGGAGCAGGTGACGGTTCACTTACAGCTAACGCTAACCGCTATTACAGGCACGTTATCGTTGCAAACCTTATGTAATCCTTTTTCTGAGGATGAATTAAAGAGGGTGGGCTTATGTCCACCCTTTTTTTATGCTTACTAAATATTAGTATGAATGATACTGTTTTTGTACTTGGTAATGGACCTAGTCGGAAGAATATTGATCCGAATTTGTTGCCAGGATTAGTTATTGGTTGTAATGCATGTTATCGTGATTTTAAACCAGATGCGATTTGTGCTATAGACGCCGGAGTAATGAGTGATATTATTGACTCTGGATTTGATGGAGATTGTTATTTTACACATGATTCATGGAATTTATTACCAGCAAATGCGAAACCATCATTATCTAATGGCACAGAACATGAAACAAAAAGAAAGGTAGGTGATGATCAATTTGTTTTTATTTCTGGACTTGATAGTGGAGTAACGCAACCTGAAAATTATATTATCTGGGTTCCAAAGAAGATGGAACATAAAATTAAAAATATAGGTATTCAAGTTTTAGGATGGTCTACTGGAACTTCAGCAGTGTATGTTGCATGTATGGAATTGGACCCGAAAAAAGTCTATATATTGGGATTTGATCATAAAAATGATGAATATGATAATCTCTATGCTGATACCAAACATTATTATAGCCGAAACAATAAACAAGAGTGGAAAACTATACATAGTAAATGGTCTGATCAACTCTTTCAAGTTTTTAATTGGTTTCCTAATATAGAATTTTATTGGGTTAATTATGGTGGGTATGTGTTTTCAGATGGCGCATTTCAAAAAAATTTACACTTCCTCGATGAAAAGGAAATATGGCAAGTTTAGTAAATCAACCAAAAAATATGAATCCTTTGGCAGATGTTCAATTTAAATTTGTAATTGGAGCATTACCGAATGTTACTTTCTTTGTACAATCTACCGCCTTACCTGGAATAACTCTTGCTCCGTTGGATATTGGACTTCCTCAAAGAACGGGGTTTGCTCGTAACACAGGTGTAATTGAATATGAAGAACTTAATGTGGCATTTCTTGTTGACGAATATTTAAAGAATTGGTTAGAAGTATATAATTGGATATTAGGCGCACCTTCATATACATCTGGAGTATTAACTATTTTAAGTAGTTCAATGAATCCCACAATGGAAGCACATTTCAAACAATTATTTCCTACTAGTTTATCAGCATTGGAATTTGATAGTACCACCGCAGATCCAACATATCAGCAAGCTTCCGTTTCTTTCAAAT